TCCGGGCAAGATTGATTCTGATTTTAGAGGGGAGATTCAAGTAATTCTCCATAATAATAGAAATATAGATATGATTGGTGTGGAGGCAGGAGACAGGATAGCCCAGTTTGAAATTAATCCTGTTAATGATATTGAGTTTGAAGAAACTCAAGATTTGGAGCTTACTTTTAGAGGAGACGAAGGTTTTGGCTCGACGGGTAACTAAAAAGTCACAAACAGTTTGTCTCTGTATGATAGTGAAGGATGAAGCCACAGTTATTACTAGGGCTTTTGATTCTGTTAAACATATTGTTGATTACTATGTGATTTGTGATACTGGATCTACTGATGATACTATTCAAGTAATGAAAGATTACTGGAAAGAGAACAAGTTAAAGGGAGAGGTTCATGAACACCCTTGGGTACATTTTGGACATAATAGGACGGAGGCTTTTAAGCTTGCCAGAGGCAAATGTGATTATATTATGACCTTGGATGCAGATGAAGTTTTTTGTCCTATTAAAGAGGGTGAGGCTGTTCTTACCTCTATTGTAAAAAAACTTCCTTCGTTTCAAGCAGATAGTATATCAGTTCCTTGTGTTTATGGACGGCTACAATACCTAAGATCTCAATTTTTTAAAGATGGGTTAGACTGGTATTGGGACCAACCTGTACATGAATATGCTAAGAGTATGTCTGCTTCTACAACAGCGGTTTTAAAAGATGTTTGTATTCATCCCACCCCCGAAGGTGCAAGAGCTAGAACAACAAATGTATACCATAAGGATGCTTTGGTGTTTGAAAAATGGTTGTTAGATAATCCATATGATGATAGATCTTGGTTTTATTTAGCGCAATCTTATAGGGATGCTAAAAAATATGATAAAGCTTTAGAGGCTATAGATAAAGCTATTGAGTATACTACTTGGGACGAACAATTATTTCAATGTTATTTAAGAAAAGCTAGATTATTAGTTTTGTCTGGAAAAGAGGTAGTCACAGCAGTTGGTTATTTTTTGAAGGCGTATGACCTAAGACCTATTAGGGCTGAACCTCTTCATGATTTACTTCAATATTATCAAAGAGCAGGAGAATATAATAGTGCTGTCCTTGTAGGAGAAAAAGCTATAACTATTCCTTTTCCTTCGGATGAAATTCTTTTTGTAGAGAGGGATGTTTATACTTGGAGAATAAAGGATGAGCTTGCTACTTCTATTTTTTATACAGGAGATATCGTAAGATCTATTGAATTAACTGAAGAGTTAATTAACAGCGATAAAACTCCTTCTTCGGAATTAGAGAGATTGAATTCTAACTTAGAAAAAAGTAAAAGAGCTTTAGATGAGAGGTAATTTATAATGGAAACTAAGACAAGAGTAGAGTATGTTTGGTTAGACGGAAGAGAGCCTCTTCCAAAGGTAAGAAGTAAGACTCGTTTTATTGAATACATGGGAGGAGATTTTCCTGCGTGGAATTTTGATGGAGGATCGACGGAACAGGGAACTTTAGAAGAATCAGATAAGCGGTTGCTTCCAATTAGAACTTATAAAGATCCTTTCCACAAAAAAGGATACATGGTGTTGTGCGAAGTCTGGAACTATGATAATACTCCTCATGTATCTAATTTGCGAAACTCTTTAACTACACAAGTAGGAGAAAATGATGAAGGATATTTAGTAGGGTTTGAACAAGAAATTACTTTCATGAATCCAGCTACCTCAGAGCCTTTAGGGTTCCTCTTGGGACCGCAAGGACAGGGACCCTATTACTGTGGAACAGGATGTTTAAATGTAATTGGACGATACATGATGAACGATTTTGAAGAGCGTTGCTTAGACTCTGGCATAGAGTTAGATGGAATTAATGCAGAAGTTATGCCGGGACAATGGGAATTTCAAACGAGCGCAAAAGATCCCTTAGAAGTAGCAGATGATTTGTGGATGGCAAGATACATCTTGGAGAGAGTATCAGAATTTCATTCTATCGTTGTCTCTTATGATCCTAAACCCCACCCAGATTTTAATGGTGCTGGGTGCCACACCAATCTCTCTACAGCAGCTATGAGAGAGTGTTTCGGTATTGATGAACAGAAGAAGATGATGGCTGCTCTTGAAATTGATCATACTGAACATATTAAAACCTGTGGAGCAGGAATTGAAAAACGAATGACAGGGGACTGCGAAACTTCAGACTATAATAACTTTAGTTGGGGAGTAGCAGATAGAGGAGCTTCTGTTAGAATTCCTCAAGCAGTAGCTAATGAGGGTAATGGTTATTTTGAAGACCGCAGACCTTCCGCTAACATTGATCCTTACAGGGTTCTCTACTCATTAATCTCTTCGGTAAATAAGGTCTAAAAGAGTACCTCATTAAAAAGTTTTGGTGAGTGATATGAGTACATTTAGTTATGATATTACAAAGTATAACTTTGGTGAATTTGTAGCTAATTGGTTTGATGTAGAAGACCTCTCTCAGCTACACATTCTACATATGTACGACTTATTTGATAGGGCGCATGACCAGAGTAGCCGTTGGCATGAGATTTTTTATGCTAAGGTTAGAGAGGATACTTCTTTTTTAGAACTATATGAATCTTTTATAAAGAAAGTAATTAAGCTTAGATACGGGGAAGAAATAGTATACCAAGCTATTCCTTCTTTTAGAGTTCACCTTGTAAACAATGTAGCAGTAGGAGAATTTCATAAGGATAAGGATTACAGAGAGGTAGAGTGGTCCGATGCAGTACAGGAGGTTAATTACTATCTCCCATTCACGAACACAAATGAGTATAATACTATTTGGATGGAGAGTGAAGAAGATAAGGGGGACTTTTATCCTACTGTCTTATCTTTGGGAGAGTGTTTAGAGTGGGATGGAGCTAATCTAAAGCATGGGAATAAGATAAATAAATCCACATCCACTCGCGTAAGTATAGATTTCAGAGTGATCCCATCTTCTAGGTTTAAAGAATTAGATAAAGGTTCGATTAATACTGGAACTACATTTAATTTAGGGGGGTATTATAAAAGTGTCTAATCCTAGCTTAATTGGAGATTCGATTAACAAATAAGTCAAACCCATCTATAATAAGACATGGATAAAGATGTTTTGAAACGCTTGAAGAACGCTGGGCTGTTGTCTGAGCAAGTGCCTGATTTGGGCTTCGTTGGTACGGGGAGCTACGCTCTCAATAAGATTATTTCTGGGAGCTATACTAAGGGAGTTCCTCTTGGAATGATTACCCAGTTCATCGGAGAGTCCAGTACAGCCAAGACTGTGTTTGGGACTCACATTCTCAAGGAGGCACAAGCCGCTGGTTATTACTCCATGATGGTGGATAGTGAAAATGCTTACAACCCTAAGTTTGCTACACACTTGGGAATTGATCCTAAGAACTTGATCTATGCTGCGCCAGAAACATTGGAGGATTGCTTCCAAGTTATTGAGGACACAGTTCTTGCCATTAGAGAAACAGATAAGGACACACCAATTGTAGTTGTGTATGATAGCATCGCTGTCTCACCCTCAAAATCAGAATACGAAGCAGACACTTATGAGGGTAACAATATGGTTGGAGCCATTAGGGCTAAGTCTACTGGCGCATGTTTGCGTAAGATAAATCCTTTGATGAGAAAGTATAAAGTTGCCCTAGTAATTATCAACCAAATTAGAAATAAAATTGGTGTGATGTACGGTAGTCCCGACACAGCAGCGGCAGGGGGCAAATCATTAGAGTATTACTTGGGCGTAAATTTGAAATGTATTTCGAATAAAACTAGCGACCTAATTAAAGATGAGAACAAGAATGTTATCGGTATTCAAGGAAAACTACGCAACACTAAGAACAAGTGTTCCATTCCTTTTAAGGAGTGTGAGTTTGAGTTGATGTTTAATGAAGGTTTGAATCCCTACACGGGGGTACTTAGGCAGATGGAAATTGATGGGGAAGTAGAGCGCAACGGGGCATGGTATACTATAGGCTCGACAGGCAAGAAGTTCCAGTCTAAAGAATTTGTGGAAATGCTCCAACCCCCTGTTGACGAAGGGGTTGCACCAATCGCAAAATTTTTAGAGATTTAGCTTGCAATTCGCTAAATACTTTGCTATAATAGGGCACGAAAGGAAAATTCAGCGATGAACGACGAAACACACAACGAGGACCGCACTTTTGAGATCCTGTCGAAGCTCATTGACGATGTTTTCTCTACTCACTATAACAAGGAAAAAAAGATGCAAGCACAACCTATTACCCCTGCTCCCGATAAGGAGCATTTCCCCAACCTGTATGAATCCATTGAGGATTATACTACTAAGACTGGTAAGCGATTCCGCATGACCAAAAATCAAAAAGCCCGTGGACTTTCCCGCGAAGAGGCTTTTTCTGAAATGTACTTAGGAGGTACAAACTGATGGTAATTAAAAACGAAGAACTACTGCGTACCTACGCTCCTGCTGCTTTTGCAGAGGCTCCTGAGGATGGACGAGTCTCTGACCGTTACACCTTCCTCCCCACTACTGAGATCCTTGAGATCCTTCAGGACGAGGGCTGGACGGCTTGGAAGGCCCAACAGGTAAACGCTCGTACTTGGAGTCAGAATCATGCCAAGCACATTATCCGACTTCGCCATGAAGATCTGGATATGGAGTCTTTTGGTGTGGGCGACTCCTTCCCTGAGATGCTTCTTATCAATGCTCACAACGGGCTTGGTGGATACACTCTACAGGGTGGAATCTTCCGTATGATTTGCTCTAACGGTATGGTAATCTCTGAATCGGATTTCGGTAAGATTCACATTCGTCACATTGGTTTTAAGCCTGAGCAAGTGAAAGAAGCTTCCCGTCAACTCGTCATGAACTCGTCCCGAATTGCGGACAAAATTGATAGCTGGCAGGGACTGGAACTTTCTACTCGTTCGCGTGGAGACTTCTTTTCTGACGCTGCTAGGATTCGTTTCGGTGAGAATACAAATAGTGACCTGATTCATGAAGTTTCCCAGCCGCGACGAGAAACCGACCGCAAGACGGATCTTTGGACTACTTTTAATGTAGCCCAAGAGAACATCATGAGGGGTGGTTTTAAGAATGGTAGCACTAATCGTATGGTGCGACCTATTTCTAACATCCAAAAAGATGTTAATTTTAACTCGCAATTGTGGGACTTGGCGAGTACATATAGTGAGAGCGCAGTCGCTCGTAACTAAATGAAGGTATGGAGGGGGAATCAATTTTCCCCCTCCTAACTACCCACTATGCACAATAAATACGATTTTCAGGAACCCTTAAACATAGAGCCTGACGGTACTTATATTACAGTTGGGCAGATGCAATTTTACCTTAACCGTGATGATGGTAAGGAAAAATTTAAGGCTGGTCACTCCGAATTTATGGAGTATTATAACCTTTGTAGAGTTTATAATTTAGTCTCAGACATTATGAAAGAAGATGAGGAAGCCGCTATAATGTATTGGGACGATAACAAGAAAGTGGTTTCTATGGGGTTTCCAACTGACGGTGCTGTAGCGAAAGCTTTGGGGCAATTTGAACCTCAAGAAATCTACGAACAAGATGAAGATGATGAATATGGATTGTTGGATGATACTCCGTGGACAGAATGATAATCCCTAATGGGTAGAACATACAGACACGATAAGGAGTGGGGGCGACCTCACAAAAATCGCAAGAAGAAAGCGAAGAAACAAAAGGGAATGAAAAAACCCTTTAAAAAAGATAGCCATCCTATGGAGGCTATTGACGCAGATCATCAAGAAGTGGATGCATATGAAGAAGAAATCTACCAGAGATACGCCAAGAAGGATTATGGATTTTGATCCTATCATTCCTTGTGCATGGCTCCCTGATAGGGAAGTAAGACTAAGTGAGTATGAAGAGATGATTACTTACTTTGTTCAAAAAAGAATGAGAGAGAGAGAAAATGCCGAGCCCTTATACCCTAAAAAACTCACCGATAGATAAGAACCGAATCCAAAAAGTTTGTAAGAAAGTAATTGAAGAGGCTAATGAGGACAGAAAGTTAGCATTAGAAACTCACAGGTTCTTTAGACAAATGTTAGATGATAACCCACAAGATGCAGCGGCAAAAAGCCTAATGGTTGATTGCCTTAAGCTGGCCCAGACTTCTAAAACTAGCACATTGAAAGTTGTGGATCTACTCATTAAACTAGAAGCAGCCCAGACGAGAGGCTCAGAGAAAACAGAAATTGATTCCCTTTATTCCCAGTTAGATAATCTCACAGACTGACAATGAGCGACTTAAAATTCTATAAGGTAATTTGTGAAAAAATTAATCTTGTTCTTCTTATTAAAAAGCTAACAATGCCCGAAGAACAGAAGGCGTACTTTGCTGTAAAAAGGAAGATTAAAGAATTAGACAAACCTTTAACAATTATGAGCTATATGAATCATATTGTTAAACAGTTCCTGCATAACTCAGAGGAGTTTTTTAATAACCTCCCCACAGATGAAGATGATGAGCGCGATACTATTATTCGTGCTGTTTATACTTCTATCATTGAGGCTTACCCTCCCTTTGATCTAAACTTCGTTTGTGGTGACATTAATAATGGCACCTTCATGGAAGACATGCAGGAAGTTATGGGAGCTATGTTTGCTGCCGTACAAGCAGATGCTCCTCCCAAGGGACTGAAAGCCATCCGTACCTTAGGGGATGTAGAGGGCTTAAGTAGGTTCTTAAAAAGAAACTTAATTGGACAAGATCAAGCTGTAGATAGTTTGGTAAATAGTGTAAAGCTTATAGCTAGTGGCTTATATAAAAATGCTTCTTTCTTTTTCATTGGACCTACGGGTGTAGGTAAGACAGAGTTAGCAAAGCTCTTGGGTAGAAAGTATAGTGGTAATTTTTGGAAGATCAATTGTGCAGAATACGCTCAAGCCCATGAGTATGCTAAACTAATTGGATCTCCTCCCGGCTATGTTGGTCATAGTGAAAAGAGTTTAATGGCCGAGAAGGCTGAAAAGAGTAACCGTTGGATTATTCTATTCGATGAGATTGAAAAAGCTCACCATAAGTTTTTCGATTTCTTGTTATCCTTATTGGATGATGGAACTGTTACAGATAACATGGGAAGAGTTTTAGATTTTTCTGAATCTATTTTCATCTTTACTTCCAACCAAGGAATTTCCGATGTTAGGATAGGAAAAAAGCTTGGGTTCGGAGACGAAAGAGTTTCTGTCTCAGGGTCAGCAGACCAGATTAAAACTTCGGTCAAGAAAAGGTTTCCTTCCGAGTTCATGAATAGAATAGATAATTATGTGTTCTTCAATAATTTAGAACCTGAACACCTAAAAAAGATTGCAGTCTTAGCGTTGCAGAACATTCCCATCAAAAGACATAAAGCTCTGTTAGATTTTATTGTAGAAAATGGATACTCGGAAGAGTATGGAGCTAGAAATATTAAGCGATTCATCAAGAACGAGGTCGCAACTGTTATTGCCCAGTCCCTGCTAGAGCGAAAGCTTCCAAAGAAGAAGGGCGACCTTTATACACCTAAAATTACAAATAACAAACTAACCTTAATAGGGTTAAGTGATGAATTGCTAACCGACCAAGCCGCAGGGTAGGCGTGTTACGCCTTTCGTGACAGACTTGGAACTTCGCTACTACTCCTCCCAAAGAAATTTGGGAGGAGTTTTTAATTATAAGCAACATTCGTCTATTATAAATCTGTTGGGTTGGCCCGTAGCTCATGTGGTTAGAGCATTCGTCTTATAAGCGAAAGGTAACAGGTTCAACTCCTGTCGGGCCTACCAGAAATAACACAAGGAATAACTATGAATGAACTGATGGAAAAATATGTAGCCAAAGCCCTAGAGGGGTACGAGGCAAATTTTAAAGGTGTATCTGACGCTATCTCTCAAATGGAAGCTAACCTAGAAACTCTTCGTGATCAAAAAGAAGAGATGCGTGTAGGCATTGAAGAGATGAAAGAATGTCTGGGTCTAGAAGAGGATGCTTCTGGGGAATCGACCGAAGAACTAAGGCTCGTCAAGGATGAAACTGCTATTGAGTAATCGGGGTGTGGCGCAGTTTGGTAGCGCACTTGCTTTGGGAGCAAGGGGTCGTAGGTTCGAATCCTATCACCCCGACCAACTCTCCGCTCTTGCTGGCATCTTTTTGCTGGTAAGCTTAATGTCTTGCTCTAGTCCTGAGATTGTAGAGGAACCTGTCGGGGAAGTGGGAGGCATTCTCATGGTAATCCCTGCTGGACAAGATGCTTGGATGAAGCCTTATGAAGAACAGACTTGGGTTAAAGGAGGAAGACGCTTTACAGCGAGATTTTACCCCCCCACTAAACCGGGCCAGAATGACACCCTTATCCCGTGCGTTGTTTGTGGCACAATAACATGCGACTATTAGGGACGGTAGCCCAATCGGCAGAGGCAACAGACTTAAAATCTGTCAAGTGTGGGTTCGATTCCCACTCGTCCTACCAAATCAATTTTTAAACATGCGTTCTAAGGGGTCCAATATTCGGAGGTACTATGAGTCGGGTTAGGTATAGAAAGTCTATTAGGAAGGCACACAGAGCGTCATTCGGCAAATACTTAGAGTAAAATGATGTATATCACCCAAAACAAGCTAAATTCGGATATTTCCGAGTGGTCAACGGGATCTGATCACATTTCAACTAAATACTGGAAATGGGATAAATTAGTTTCTAATGAAGACTGTGATAAGATTATTTCTTTAGGAGAAAAGATCGGTTTGAAAGGGGGAACTGTCCGAGACTCTACCACAATAGACAATAAGATAAGAGATAGTTTAATTAGTTGGCTTGCCCCAGAAGATGCTCCGTGGGTTTATGATCTTATCTGGGATGCGGCAAACCACCAACCTTGGGATTATGACATTAGAGGGTTCGGGGACAATCTCCAGTATACTGTTTACCGTGGGGAGGATCGTCATTATTATCATTGGCATTCAGATACAGGACCAAAGATGCAACATAGAAAGGTGAGCTTCACTTTAGAGTTGTCTGATCCTGATGAGTATAAGGGGGGTCACTTTGAATTTATAAGTAACGATGGATCCCCAATAAGGGTTCCTCCCTTTGGCAAAGGCAGCGCAATAATTTTTCCCTCTTTTATAAGACACAGAATTACGCCCGTTACAAAAGGGATTAGGAAATCATTAGTAACATGGGTATCAGGACCAAAGTTTAGATGACATGGCAAACCAAGAACAGTTAGATAAAACATACATGAGAATGGCAGAGCAGCTTTCTCAACTATCATACGCAGAAAGAAAAAAAGTAGGAGCATTAATTGTTAAAGGAACACAAATTATTTCAGAAGGGTATAACGGAACCCCGTGCGGTTTTGACAATGCCTGTGAGCGACTTGATTACTTGGGTGAAATGTATACCAAAGAAGAAGTACTTCACGCTGAGTCGAATGCAATCACTAAGCTTGCAAGGTCTACAAATAGCTCTAATGGGGCTACTCTATTTGTCACCTTGGCTCCTTGCTTTGAGTGTAGTAAACTTATAATTCAGGCAGGAATTATGAGAGTAGTGTATAAAGACCGCTATCATAAGAATGGTCTAGCCTTTCTTGTCAAAGCTGATATAGAGGTTATTAATATTTACGATTATGAAGACAAATATGAATCAAGCTTATAGTTTCGATGATGTTCTGATTGTCCCTCAGTATAGCGATATAGAATCTAGGTCTTTTTGTGATACTAGCCTTCAACTCCCCTCCATGCACCCGCTCCAGATCCCCGTGTTCGCAGCAAACATGGATACAATTTGTGGAATAGAAATGGCTATTAAGATGCGTGAATTAGGAGGAGTGGGGATTATACATAGGTACATGAAAGTTAGTGCTACCCATAATCTAATTCATGATTGGTTTTATGAGACTCTTGGGGTGGCTCATCCTCTTACTGTAGCTGTTGGTAGTCTTAATAATGATAAACAGCGTATAGACATGGTAGTGCAGCAAATTAGTGAAGGGAATCCAATTAATATTTGTATTGATATTGCTCATGGCGACAGCAAACACATGAAGGATACTATTGGATACATCTACAAGGAACTTCCTAAGGACAGAGGGGCCATTATAGCAGGGAATGTTTGCACCTACGAGGGTGCTGTGCGTCTGTTTGATTTTGGTGCTGATATTGTGAAGGTTGGTGTAGGTGGGGGATCTGCATGTACTACCCGCATTAAGACTGGATGTGGTTATCCTCAATTGGCTGCTATTAAAGAGTGTTCAGAAGCGGGTCCTATCATCGCTGACGGGGGGATTCGTTATTATGGAGACGCAGCAAAGGCTATCGCAGCGGGAGCAGATGCAGTTATGATTGGGGGACTACTGGCTGGCACAGATTGTACTCCTGAATGGGAGGAAGGTAGGATAGGCAAGACGATGGAATTCAGGGGGATGGCTTCCAAGAGGGCCAGAGAAGCCTGTGCTGGCTTCATGGGTAATGCCGAAGGGATATCCACCCAAGTCGTTACGAAGGCTCAGGGAAGCACAGAGACGGTTGTGGGGAACCTTATGGAAGGGATCCGTTCTGCCATGTCCTACTCTGGTTGCAAGACTCTGGAAGAGTTTAAAATTAAATCTAAATTGGTTAGAGTTACAAGGTCTACGATTGATGAGAATAGGCCACATATTAAGGACTGAAAATGGATTTTGGAAAAATAGGACAGGAAGTAGGAAAATTAGTAGCGGATAAACAACAGGCTTATGGTGATTCGTTTGGTCGAAGTGGGGAGTGCTTACGCCAGATGTTTCCTGATGGCATTGAGCTACATCAGTATGACGATTTACTTACAATCGCAAGAATCTTGGATAAACTATTTCGCATAGCAAATGACCCTGATGCGTTTTCTGAAAATCCCTATCAAGATATTGTAGGGTACGGTCTATTGGGGATGCGGAGGCATGGAAAGTAACGCTGAATACTTTGCTAGAGAAGGAATAATAAACTTAGAAGGTTTCTTTGATGAAGAGGAGCTTACTGAGGCGTTGAAAGAAGTATTGATCAGGGCTAGTAAAAAAAACGGTTGGCAGGTAAATTATGTCCCTAAACTGGAAGATGATGAGAAAATTAATTGGAAGTCTACTTCTTTATCTTTAGAACCTTCAACTAATAAAGAGACATTAAATAGGATGATGTATACTTGGCATACAGCGGGGAAGTATGATGCCATGAGTTATTATTTCGTGAGAACTCATGAGGAGTTTGTCAATCTGCCATTGAGGGAACTGTTGATGTCACGCATAGATAAAATTTGTGAAATAACTGGGATTCCTGCTAATAATTTTTATTCTGCTTTCTTATCCTCCTATGAACGAGGGTGTTTCTTAACTCCTCATACAGACGAGTTTGAGGACGCTGACTTTAAGCCTGAATTTGCTTTTGTATTAAATTTAACCACAGTATGGAAGCCTCAATGGGGGGGCCTTCTTCATATATTCGATGAGGATAAAAAGAAAATAGAAAAGACCATCATTCCTGCCTTCAACTCTTTCACTTTATTTAAACTACCAAGATGGCATTTTGTGAGTGAAGTTGCTAACTGCGCCCCCAGCAGGAGGTTAGCGTTCTCAGGTTGGTTCAATTTTATTCCGAAAACCCCTTGACATTGGCGAAAAACATGGTATAATAGGGCCATGAACAAAATCGAACTACATCATGGCGACCGCATCGAGGTCTACCGCAATCTGCACAAAGACTGCTTTTCCGTTCGCCTCCTTCGCCCCCTCTGCGGCAGGGCCGATCCCCGCTGGAGTCATAGGGGGAAGGTAGTGAAATATATTTATAACGACCAACGACTAGACATGAGTAATATAAAGTTTGCCGTTCAACCCGCTGGTCACGCGAAGGTAATTCGTGAACAGAAGAAGAATGTTCATGCGTTCGTAAGGGGCACCTATGAAGGACAACCCCACCGTGCCAACCAAGCCCGTGTAAGCTATAACCCTTACATCCACGATCATTTCTTCACCTCCTTTGGAGGAAACACCTCACCCATTTACAAAGCTCGTAGAGCATCCCTTAGTGGAGGAAAAGTATATGTCAACCCTTGATAACATATTGAACAGCATTAGTACAGAATTGGAAAAGGCATCGGTGATACTAGCTGATATTGATATAGCTATTGATGATTTACGAGAGCATTTTGATCTGTACGATTTCTCCGATGATAATCTCAATACATGGCAAGCAAGTTTCAGCGATGTAATGAGACGCTTGGAAGGAGAGATAGAAGAGTTTGATCGTTTCGCATTCGATGGAGACAGCATTAAAGAAGTAGTAGATGAAGAAGCAACTCATGATATAGGAGGAGAAGGATGAGTAAGTACAATCTAAAAGTAGTGGGGGCTGGATACTATGAAGCAGATAACCTTGTAGCTCTCGCTTATTATGTTATCACACACAGATTTTTCCACCTCTTTCGGGGTGATGGATGGGTAGACTGATATGGGTACTAGAGGCGCGTTAGGATATGTTGGTACGCTCCACAATGAGCAAATCCACAAGGTATCTTACAACCATTGGGATTCTTATCCTTCGGAACTAGGATGCAAAGTGGTGGAATACATTCAGAGCAAGAACTTTAATGAGATTCGTAAAGACTTCTCTAACATTGAATTGGTGGTTGAAGGTGATGAGCCTACACTAGAACAAAAGTTAGCCTGTTCTCTTGCAGAGACCACAGATACAAAGGTAGGGGGACAGACCGAAGATGATTGGTATTGTCTTTTGAGAAATGCTCAAGGAGATTTGGGTCTGTCTGCTAAGATAGGATACATGATTGATTCTAAGGACTTCCTATATGATTCCCTGTTCTGTGAATGGGCCTACCTCCTGAACATGGATACGCAGGAGCTAGAAATCTATCGTGGGTTCCAGCACGACGATGATACAATTAAAGGTCGCTATAGGGAAGGACCCCCCAAAGGATATGACCGCAGTTTTACTGGTAGCGAGCCGAGTTACTTTGCGGTGAGTCTAATTAAGACTGTGCCGTTCAAGGAAGTAACAAAAAAACTAATGTATGATCTAGAAGAGAAGATTCAAAAGGAATACGACAATGAGTAACGAAATACCTAAAGCCCTTTATGAGAAGGCAGCGTGTTGGATGGCAGACAATCTGGACTCTTGCCTTCTGGAAGAGACTATGCCTAAAGAGGATGTTGATGCCTATCTTCTTGATAAGGCAGATGAGATTATGGAAGAGATTTATGACATTTATACTCAATCAGATGGAGGAAGGAATTAATGAAAAAGCTAATTGGACATATTGGAGTGGACGCAGGACTTTGTTGGGTGGGTGATCCTTGCTATGTGCTAGGAGACGATGCCAGCAGTCGAGTTCATGATTGGGATGAATTTTGTAACAAGATTAGTGATATGAAGCACCATGCTGCCCCTCTTGGGGAAGGTACTGGCTTTGCTATCAGTACAGGTTACGGAGACGGTTCTTACCCCGTGTATATTGAAACCTCAGACGAGGGATCATGGGGCGAGAGAGTAAAA